TTTCATTTGGTAATCGGAACCCCGTTGGTGTATCCGATAAGGGTGGGCACGTTACCACGCACAATCCCGCCCGAGAAATACTGGGCGGCGAGGTTGCCGAACTGTTGGAGCATAGCCGCATTCTGCATCATGAGCTGGTTCATCATGTCGGCTTGGGCGGTCTGGGCTTCGACCGCGCCGGCGTTTACAGTGGACACGAGGCCCTCGATTTCGAGGCCGTCCTTCTCGTTGAGCTTCAGCTTCTTGATCTTGTACTCCTTGGGCGTGCGGAGTTTGATCACGTTGGTGCCGCGCACGAAATCAAATTCGGTGCGAGTGAGCCGGTCGGGCGTGCCGACGCAGCCGACGAGGGCGAGTGGGATGAGGTACAGTATTTTGTTCATTCGATTGCACATTTGAGTTTAACTTCCCGAATAGTGTTGCCGTCCTTGTCAGCTAAGACAGCACGGCTTTGGTCAAGATGCACGGCGAGCGTGTTGTCTGTTCCTTTAAGACTGAACAGGTACAGCTCGCCGATGTATTCGTGACACTCCTCAATCTCCACGCCGAGGGCTTCGGCGATTTGGGCTTCGATGGATTTCATATGGACTTAGGTGTAACGGACTTCGGTTTGTGCAGCCCAAGCTGCATGAATTGTTCCAGGGTGCAGCGGAAACCGCATGCCCCGCGGTGGCCACCGCCACCATACTTCTTGGCGATGACCGATAGGTCTTGGTGTTCATGGCCCAGCGCGTGATACAGCGAAACCGCCACGCCCGTCGGCGTCAACCGCCACGAAAGCCGGGCGTCATGGACCATGGCTGCCGGTTGGACCGCGTCGCTGTTGCGGCCGCTGCCGTTGAGGGCGCAGAACGTGAGGCCCTCGAAGTCGACGGGGTAGGCGAACTGGTTGGCGTACTCGGCGCTGACTTTGTCGGTGTAGGCTTTGATAACTTTTCCGGATTGGATAGCATGAAATAATTCAGCACAGGCCCGACTTCGATCGAACTCAGATCCGTCGTTGTTGAATTGTAGGTAGACAAGATTGGCGAAATCCAGCTCGGATAATCCGCGAAGCCCAAACTGCAGGGCTTTGGCGTCCGGGTCACGGTGATCCCAAATGTCGTACTCGCCGGCGAGGCGGATCAGCTCGGGCTCGGACACGCGCCGATTGATGAAAGCGTCTTTGATAGGCAATGGTCCGTTGTCCACATTGTTGGTAAGGAACCACTGCCAACAGAGGCGGCACGCCGCGACACCGTCAATGCGGTAGCCTTCGAATGGCCCACGGAACAGTGGTTCATGGGCATCCCACTTCTCGATCGCACTCTTGTGGTGGTCGATCCACACGATCTTGTCTCGAAGCTCTACCTGAGCCATGAGATCATCGACGGACAGGTCGACGATATAGATGGTGTCGTAGTCATCCCAAGCGGACGGAGTGCCATCCGCGGCATCGCCTCCGCACCCATCAAATACGGTGGGCACAGGGCGGCCATAGTCCCAACCATATGAGTGGATGGCCGCGTCGGGATTGAGTTTTGCCAACCAGTGCCGGCACACCTCATTGCTGAGGATGCCGTCAAAGTCGGCGTCGTGGTAGATGATTGCGATGGATTTCATTGGTAGTCTACAGCCATAACCCTACTGTTGTAGGGCACTTTGTCATTTGTGTACCCGAGGAATTTGACCTTGGCGGTTTTGGGTTTCGGGCCGACCCAAATTTCGTGGCGGGCGTCGTCGCTGATGCCGTCGAAGGACCCCACCTTGAAGGTGTGGCCGTCCGGGTGGCGGCAGATGATGGCGCCCAGCGTGTCGTCGTACTTGCCTTCGCGGCCGCGGACCAGTTCGACGATCGGAAAATCTTCGTCCATCCACGCCTTGCGCTTGATCATCATGCGGGTCCGGCCGGGCTGGTAGTGGCCGTGGTGCTTGTACACCGTGCCCTCGTAGCCCGCACTGACGAACGCTTCGTGGCGGGCGTCGCCCTTGTTGCAGCAACTGCAATCGTAGTAGGGCACTGTCGCCAAATGGGGGCTGCGCGGCAGGGCTTGCTCGATTATGAACTGGCGCTCGGCGAACGACCCGGTTAAGTGCGGAGAGTCGAACACGTTGAACACGATCTTGTGGTTCTCAGGGTGGGGCGTTTCGCGAATCACGCCGGCGCGGGCATTGATGTCCTGCAGTGACATGCCGTGACAGTACAGTTCGCCGTCGAGCCACAGCTTGGTGTCGCGCAGAGCGCCCTCGATGTGGGGCAAAACCCCATCCGCATAGGGTTTGCCGTGCCGGGTGGCAAAGCCCACGCCGGGCACCCACATAACGCGCAGGCCGTTGAGTTTGGGCGTGGCCATGTAGGGCCACATTGGCATGTTCTTTTCGTACTCGACGGCGAGGGCGAAGATTTTGGCGATTTCGTTCATCGGGATATCCATTGAAAGCCCAGTTCACCCGCGACCTTGGCGGCCCGCTTGTACTTGAGGATGAACCGGATTACGGGGTTTGAGTATTTAATGAGGTAGCGGTAAAGCGTTGACTCGTCGACTTGGGGCGCGCCGGATTCGGTGCGGGACAGCACCTCGTAGTTCATCCGGTTGACCAAGTAGTCGGCGACCTGTTGCGACGAGCCCGGATTCAGGTCGTAGCCCACGGCGATGCTGACCACGCGCTGCCAGAACGCCATCACTTTGCGGCGGTTGGTGAGGTAGTGGCCGAGCTTGAGGCCGTTGATGGGGAATCCGTGGAGACTGGTGTAGAGGTAGGGGTAGATACTGGAGTTAACTTGTAATACTGAATCCCGCAGCCCGGAATCTCCAGAGCTATTAACGTATGCCCACTGGGCTCGGTGAATAGCTCGCAGCGTAGCAACGTCCTTGGCGTTGTACTGAAGTAGACGATGGAGTTGGGAAGCGGTTTGGGGGTTCCAGGTGCCGCCGGTGTCTTTGTGGTAGGGTTCATTGAGCCAGAGGGTGATCGCATGGGCCAGAGACTTTTCGGCTTCGGGCCATATGCGATGGTTCATTAACATTGTGTCTTCGATGTCGGGAAAGAAAGGGATGTTGTGGAACAGGGCGAGGAACGGGAGGTCGAAGCCGGCGTTGTGAATTACCACCTTGTTCCGGCTGAACGCGCGGGCGAGGGCCGCCATAGCTTGGAGGCCGCCGTCGACTAGGGCATCTCGGAAATAGATGGCCGCCGAGAACACGGGGCTGTCGTCGAACGCGAACGAGAAGCAGGTGATGTGGTTGGCGGGGTTCGACTCAAGGTCAAAGTACAGGGTGTGGCCAACATTGTTCCGCAGGATCTGGGCGATCTGCAGGTTGGGCAGGTGGTGCTGTACGAATTCGATGGGCTTCGGCGTCTTGAACAGCTTTTCGCAGTCGCGCTTGAACCAGAAGCGGTAGTTCGCCCGGGCGGTCTTGCCGCCGTCCTTGGCGTTGGAGCCCGCTTCGGCGTCGTCGTCCGCTTCGGCGTGCGACTCATAGTCCTTGAGGTCGACGCAGTCTTGGGGCCAGTAGGTGGCGATGTGCTTGGTCAACGTGTTCCGCCACACATAGCCGCGGTGCTGGTCAAGAGTGTGGTCGCGGACAAAGGCGTTCAAGGAGGGCTGCCCCGTAAGCACGATGTGCGTATAGGGCAGCCCCAGACGAAAGTCCCTCGCGTACATAGTGTCGTGGGGAGGCAGACACTCGGCCACCAAGTCGGCGGCGGGGCCCGACAGGATCTTGTTGTTGATCTTGTCGTAGCGGCTTTCTTGGGGGAGGACGAGGAGGACTTTTTGCATAGGTCGTTAATTCTTGATCAGGTACATAACAGCCGAGCGCAGTTCCGGGTCAACTTGTAAGCGCTGGGCGATGTCCATGGCCATATTAATTGGCCTGGTGCTGAGTGTCGGTTTGGCAACCGCAGTAATGTTCGGGTCCTTGATGGTTGGGTCTAGGTACTTGTTGATGCTGTCTTGTCCGGCGTCGACCGGCGTTTGCGTAACCGAAGTCTTTGACAGGTTGCGGTCGATGATCCCCTGCAGGGTATCGACCCGGGCATGCAGCATGTGGACGTGGCGCTGTTGGCGCTGCCATCGCCCTTGGGCTTTGACCAGTTGGCGCCGCAACAAGGCGGCTTCATTGCGATAGCGTTCCACCGTGTGGAACAAATCGCTGTTGTGCTTCTTGGTTTTGTCCAGTTCCTCGCCGGACTTCAGAATTTGCGAAGCATACTGGGCGTTGACCGACTTAAGATTGCGGTTTTCTTCTTGGAGGATTTCTTCGAGGGTGGTCATAGGTTAATCCTGGGCTGAGCACGCACGCACAATAGACAGAAATAAAACGTCCTTTGTTTTTTGGAACGCAGGCAGATCATCGTATGCAACAAAACATGGATGCGTTTTGAGTACGGGATCTTTTACAGGACCGAACGTCCAAGCGTTGTTCAGTTTGTCCTGCAGCCAGGAATTGTGCTGGTCACGGGCTGTGACATTGGGGTTGGACAACGCAAATTCAACACCTTTGATAGCGCTGTCGCGTTGCCATTGTTCACAATCATCCCAATGTTTTTGGGAGTTGTCGTTGTGTGCGATGCAGTAAGCTCGATTGGCTTCGTGGCAGATTTGCGCAATTTGTGATATAGTCATAGGTTAATCTCCGAGGTGGGTTTTGCCGTGTTTGGTGTCGTCCTGCACGAAGATCGGCGGCTTTGGCGGGGCGGTGAACTGGAGGGCGTTGCCCGATTTGAGGGCGGCGCTGAGGATGTTTGCTTCGGCGACGAGGTTGCGGTTGACCGCCGCGTCGTCGGTGTGCTTGGCTCCGTAGCGGGTCTTGAGCTTCTGGATGTTGGCCCCAAAGATGTCGATGCTGTTGATGGTTGAACACTCAACGCCCAACTTGAGGATGCGGTACGGGACCTCGCGCCAGTCGGTCTTGTCTTCGGGCTTGGTCGCGTTGCCGTAGATCAGGGCGGCCTTGATGCGGGACCCGAAGGCTTCGCACAACTGGATGATCGTGGTCTTGTTGTATGGGTCGATGATGAGTGAGGGCCCAATGCCCAACTCGTTGTGGGCCAGGGCGGCAAACCACATGATGTCCCCAATCTCCTCGACCTGATGTTCAAGGTCTTTGGCGAGTTGGAACTCGATGGCTTCGGTGGTCAGCCCGAGGGCTGCATGGACAAGGCGGCCCCACTTGAGCGTGGGTTCGACTTCACAGTTGATGATTGGGATTCGCTTACCCTCAAACTTGAGGGCCTCCGTTATGTATTGTTCAATGGTCATAAAGACATAGGAACGCCCCGTTGCCGGGGCGCTCGCTGTGTTCCTACGATCAGTAGGGGTTCGTGGTGTTGTAGCGCTGGTACGTGCGGGGCAGGACGCCGAACATCGGGAAGTCCAAGCGGTCGCGGCCGTAGATGGGCGAGCCCGCGTTGTCGAGGACCGGCGTTCCGTCTGCCTTCTTGTATTCGTTGCGCTCAGACTTGAGCGGCATCTGCCAGCACAGGCCGGGCAGGGCGGCAACGAGGGCGTCGCGCATACCTTCGATGTCGTCGGCCATGTTGGCGGCTGGCGGAGGCAACGGAACGCCGAGGGCGTCGAACAGGTTGACCACGTTCTGGAGGTTCTTCTCGGAGAACGCGATGTTCATGGTGCCGGTCTTGCCCGCGGTGCGCACTTCGTGGCCGTTGAACGTATTGGTGTCGGGCGACAGGATCTCGACTTCGGCCTTGACCAACGGGTTCTTGGTTTCACCCTTGGACGTGGCCTTGATGGCGGACTTGGCGCCAACAATGTAGATGCCGGGAGGAACTTCGGGAACTGTACCGGCGGGGATTGCTGTGGGTCGAATGTAACTCATGGTTTTCTTAGTTGTTTTTGTTTAGTTTTCCCGTGTTGGGGAAATGGTGAAAGCAGGTTAGTTGCCAAACTATTTTTTTAAGCAGCAAAGGCCCACATGCTATAGCGTCATACATACTTCAGTAGTTCGTTATAGTTTTGAGGGATGAAGTCCACGTCCACCGACTTGGGGACACGGGCCTTCTCGAATTGGCTGGACCGGACCCGCCACAGATACTGGAGCTTCTGGTTCAGATCCGGTTTGCCATCCTTGCCGAGCGGATGTTGGGTCACCGCTTGGAGCAGGATGGGGAAGTAACCCGGCAGCTTCTCGCCGATCTGGCCCATGAGGGCGGGGCGGATGTTGCGGGTCACCTCGCGGTTCTCGTCGCGCTCGAATTGTGAGTGGACGATCATCACGATGTTGCAGGCCGAGGCACTGAACTTGGTGAGCAGGCTGTCGAAGAACGTGAGGCGGTTGCGGAACAACGTGTTGGTGTCGACCTTGCCGTTGGAGCCAAGGGGCTTGGGCTCGAAGTCCTCTTGCAGGTTGTACCACGTCTCGATGCGGGTGAGTGAGTCAATGACTGTGGTCGAACCGGCGGGCATGTGCTTGGCCAAGTCGGGTACGATGTGGCGCATCATACAATCGCGCCGGTTGGCCGGCCCCGCTGGGTGTTTGCGCGGCTCGATGCCATCGACGAACGCGTCGTTCCACATGGGGATGGTGCGCTCGGTGCCGGCCGGGAGGTTGTTCTCGAAGTCCACAATGGTGGGGTTCGGGAATGTGCGGGCGCCCGTAGTTTTGCCGGTGACCGGGCCGCCGTAGATCATGACGAACAGGCGCTGCGATTCGGTCTTGGTGATGTAGCGGGCGAGCGGGTCGCCGGTTGGCGCTGCGGTGGCCGGTGCGGGCGGAGCCACGATACCGGGTTTGCTGAATGTGATTGTCGGTGCGGGAGTCATAGTGTTACCAGGATGTTGGATCATACTGAACCTGCTTCATGTTAAGCATAGCCGTCTCGGCAAGTTCGGGCGTGGCGGCGTAGCAGTGGGCCCGGAATGGGCAGTGCCCGCAAGTGTCGTTGAGGATACCGTTGCGGAGCGGCTGGTCCCAAGAGGGCAATATATAATTGTGGAGGTAGATGTTCAGCTCGTTGCCGAACCGCTTGAGTTGGTCGAGGCTGTACTGGATGGGCGACCCCTCTTTCCACACGACCGGATCGCGTGACAGGAACACCCCTTGGATGCGGACCATGATGTGGCCTAGGTGGGCGGCGTTGGCCACGTTCATGTCGAAGATGTGGTAGGCGAAGGTGTGGGCGACCCACGCGTAGTACTGCATCTGGACGCTGCACGCGTAGCCCGCGAACACTTCCTCTTCCTTGAAGCGGCGCGTGGTTTTGAAGTCCTTGATTTGGACGATGCCCTGACTGGTCATGTGGACCCGGTCGAAGGTGCCGACCACGTAGATGTCATACTGGATTTCGTTGTAGACGATGGACTGCCAGAACACCTTGAACTTACGTTCGATGTACTTGGTGCCGTCGGACTGAACGTACACGGGCAGGTACTCGGGCGGCATGTTGGTGCATGCCTTACTGAGCAGGCCCATGTTGCTGCCGGTGTACGATTGGCAGGCTTGGGTGATGGCCAACAGGTGGTCATCGCCGTGGCCGCGCCGCTCGGCGTACTTGTGGACCGCCTTGCCGAACGTGAGTTCCTCGCGGGTTTCGGTGTCCACCCAGCCGTGGGCAACCGCCATGTGGTAGTGGTACTGGCAATGGCTGTACTTGAGGGAGGTGGCGTTGAGTAAGACGGTGCGACGGGGCAAGCCTGTCTCGGATGGGATGGTCATAGGGCTTTGAGGACTTCTTTGACTAGTACAATCTCGGGAGCGGCGATGGCGGCGATGGTTGCTGGCAAACGCACCGCTATCGCACCACACAGAATAATGTATGCTACGCAGGACACGATGGCGCCAAACCAAGCCACATCGTCGCGGCCCGGCTTTAGTGTCCAGTCAAACACGTGCTTGAGCAGCTTGCCACAAACAGCAACTGCTATGATATATACAACCAACTCAGTAACAGATGTGGCTACGGTATAGACTACCCACTTGGTAAGTAGGTACTCCGCGGTGGTGCTGAGCCGTTCGGCGATGGGCCTAAGGGCGTCGAGGATTTTGTCGGTGTTCATTCGGGAGATTGCTTAGGTTTACCAAACAGATTGTGGTGTAGTGAGCGACACAGCCAACCCATGGTGAATGCGTAGGTTGTAATAACAAAACTGTCAGGAGGTGTGCAGGGCACTACGTCGAATTTAACAGCAAGCAGTATGCGTATGAGAGCTGTAAAAGCCCAAGCCCAGGCTGCTAAAAGCAGAATGGTTCGGGTTTTCATGCAGCGCGATAGATCAAAGGTCCAAGATGTGGGTGGCGAACAAAACGGAACGCCCATTCCTTGCCCTCGGCGAAGGCCGCATTGGTGCAGGCCGTACTGAAGGACAGAGTGGGATGGGAGAACCACGATCCAACAACGAGGCAGGAGCGCCAGTTGTTGACGCGCAGCCGCTCGGGAAAGTTGGAGACCCGATGGATGGTTGGGCGCCGGTATACGATGTAGTCGTCGCCGATCCGCTTGACGCCGTAGTTGGCGCGGTACGCCCGGTTGTGATAGTTAGTCCGGTTGGTCAACTCCGCAAAGTCTTGGCATTCCGGGCGGAACCACGCCCAAGGTTCTTTGGGGCACTGGTGGTACGCCCACTTGTCGGTGCCCGGAAACTTGCGCTCGGCCGTGAACCGCTCACGACTTGGCGAAGAAACTGGACTTAGGCTTTTGGTGTTTGGCGACGAGTTCTTTGACATGATCGGGGACCGACAGGAGTTCTGCCGGGGTTTGGTTTGTTTTGGTTGGGCGGGTGAGTGGGAAGTACGGGCGCAGGATATCCTCAAGCTGGGCGTCCGTCATGGTGTCGATTGGGGGTTGTGCGAGAAGTTCTTCGATGGTCATACATCCCAAATGAGATCGTCGTTCTCGTCTTCGAGAGCGGCCTTGTTGCGTTTGATGTATTCGTTGAGTACGGGGCTGAAGCGTTCGGTCTTGTGCCAGTACCAGTGAAGATACTCGACAGGGACCTGCGACATGAGGGTGCCCTTGTATTTGCCGAAGGGCATTGGGCTTCGATCAGTTAGCGGTGTCATTGGTAACTTTGGTTGCCGACATGGGGATGAAGCTGAACACCACACGCGCCGTGGTCCGGTCGATCAGGGCGGTGTAGCCGTGCTCGCGCTCGCGCATTAGGACGTCAGTGAAGTACTGGTAGTCGTCCTCGCTGAGCGGGATAACGATTTCGTGGGTGGGCCATGTGTCGCCCACTTTGCGACAGCCCCGCAACCACTGGTCTAGGCTGGCCCGAAGCTGCATGCGTTCGTGGTCTAGGCTGGCCACTGTGTACGAGGCAAGCGGTTTCCGGTAGGCGACGACCAAGCCGTATGGCGTGACTTGCAACTTGCAGTTGGTGCGGTGAATCTCCCACGTCAGCTTGGTTTTCTCGTCGACGTTTTCCAGTAGCCACGTGAAGCCGCTTTGGATCTTGGACTTTATGGTGTGGGGCCGGAGCCCACATGCGTCGGACGATATGCTCACTGGGCGGTAGCCGCCCTTCTCCAGGATCTTGAACAGCTCAAGAACCATGGCGGCGGACTCGGCAGTTTTGTAGGGATGGGCCATAGGCTAACTGAGCATGGGTGGAAGTTCACTAAAATCCAGTGCCGTAATATCGAACGCCCTAACCTTGTCACACTCTTGTACAAGGAAAGGTTCGCTGATGATGAAGGTGTCGTGGCCCGCCTCGTTATATGCACGCAGACATGATGCACATAGAATGCGGCAGCGGAGGACAACTACGGTCGATTGCTTGCACTGGCATTGGCGTCGGTAAGTTTGGAGTTTGGCTGTCATTTGCGTTGGAATACGTTGTTGGTGATGACCCAGTTTTGGAGGGCGCGGACGTTGCCGCGCGACCGAATTACCGAGTCCGGGATCGACGACTCGGGTGGCGTGTAGTCGCGGTTCTTGCAGAACTCGTCGACGATGGGGGCCGCATCGTGGGGACGCTGCCGAATCGGCATGGTCTCCAAGGTAAGGGCCGAGATGCGGTAGAACAAATCTTCGCGAAAGCGGCCAGCAGCAACTTCTGATTCGAGGTTACGGTTGGTCGCGAAAACCCATCGGCACTTGATTGGGACTTCATTGGTGGAGCCGACCGGCATGACCCGTTGTTCCTGCATGGCGCGCAAGAGCTTGGCCTGCTGGGTGAGTGGGAGTTCGCCGATCTCGTCGAAGAAAGCAACTCCTGTGCCCGCACTGACGAGCAGACCGGGGCGGTCCATCGTGGCGCCCGTGAAGGCGCCAGCTTTGTGGCCGAACAGGGCCGACTCGAACAGGGTGTCGACGATGCCGGCACAGTTGACCGGCTTGAACGCTTCGTCGGGGCGGTCGCCCAACATGATGCGGGCGATCAACTCCTTGCCGGTACCCGACTCGCCCATGATGAGGACGGGCTCGGGGCGGAAGGCACATAGACGGGCGTTACGCAGCATGGCCCGAACGTCGTCGTCGATTGTGGTGTACGCGTCGAGGCGGCGCTCGATGGGTGGGCGCAGGATGTCCTTGAGGATTGGTGACTGGTCGATAAGCCGCTTGGCTATTTCCTGCTGGGCGGCGAATGTTGGGGGTTTGTATCCGGAAGTGAAGGAACTCATAGTCGTAGGCTATTCGTCATCAAGTTTGAACTCGGCCTGCGAATCTTCGATAGCGGCATCCGCATCAAAGCCCTCGGTGTCATCGTCAGTATCGGAGCCGTCGCGCAGGTCGGCGGCGGTCACGGACTTAACGGGCTTAGCTTTGGCGAGAAGGTCGATGGCCTCATAGGCGAAGTCGTCGTTGCCCATAACACCGGCCCGCACCGATTTGATCTTGCGGTCTAGGCGGGGCGCTACGTGGTCGGCGACTTGGGTGCCCTTGAAGAAACACATGTGTTGGTCCACGTCAGACAACGTGGCGGTACGCATCAGGCGGTACAGGGCTTGGAGGAATTCCTCGGCCCAGTAGCAGATGGTGAAGAAGCCCTCGCGGGGCCGGACGTGGGGGAACTGGTGGTCCATGTCGATGCCGCGGCCACCGCTCGACAGGGTGAACACCATGAACTCCGTCTGCCCATTCTGGAATCGTTCCTTTTCCTCGTGGCGTTCGATGCGGCTCTGCTTGTAGAGGCGGAGGCGGCGCAGCTCCTCGATGCGGGTGGCCTGCTCGGACTCCGACTCCTCGTTGCGGAACCGCTCCTTTACCCACTTGAGGTACTTGCGGGTGGCGGTCTTCTCGATGGGCGTGAGGGCACCGAACTGGTCGGGGTCTTGGTACTTGAGGATGTAGCGCGGGGCGTTCTTGAAGAACTCCTCGCCGACCATCTTGATGAGCTTGTCCTTGGTGATGATTTCGTCGCCGCCCTGAATGACCGATATTTTGTTGCGCGGGACGCCGCGTGACACCAGTTGGCGGACGATCTCGTTGCACGAAGCGGTGAAGCTGACACCGCAGACCGGGGCTTTGCCCTTGGCGTGGCTGGCCAGCATCTCGTCCACAAAGTACGAGGTCTTGAGCCACTCCTCCGATTGGCGCAGCTTGAGGAAGGCGGTGAGCTTGTTGATTTGGGTGTCGCCCTTGCCGATCCGGTCCAGCTCTTCTTGGTAACGGTCCATGGTGCGCTGATAGAACGCACGGTCCTCGTCGTTCCTGAACTCCAGCAGGCGAACCGAGTTGCGGGCCTTGACCTTGCGCGGGTCGCGGGGCGGCACGATGAAGCAGTCGTTGAACTCCTTGCGGAACTCGGCCATGGCCTTCTCGCTGTTGTCGTCGGGGCCGCAGCCGGCGCGGGCCGCGATGGCGCGGGCCATCGAGGGGAATGTGTCGAGCGTGATTTGTTCGTCATTCCACTTACGACCGGTGGCGATACAGAACAGCCACGTGTTGTTGACCGTGACCCACGGGGTCGCGGACATAAAGATGAAGCGGGACTTGTGCTTGAGGCCGGCCTCGATGACGGCCAGCATCCGCTGCGACTTGCGCGATTCCCGTTTCTTGTAGGCGTCGAACTCGTCGATGATGATGATGGCCGGGGGCGGCATCATGTACACCTCGCGGGTAACCTTGGTGCCGTGGACCTCGACCTCGACGGTGCGGAAGAAGGGGTCCCACGCTTTGGTGTGCCACTCGCTGTGGCCCAGCACGGCGACCTCGGTACCGATGCCGTGGACCCCACACGCCTGACCGCGGGACTTCATGTCGATGACCACTGGCGGGGCTGTGACGAACAGGGCTTTGTTGAAGGGCAGGGCCTTGACGGTGTGGCCGAAGTAGTGGTTGTCCTGCCAGTATTTGATCATGCCGTGGCCGATCACCGATTTGCCCTCGCCGCCCTCAAGCGGGCAGACCACGGCGTTGGTGATGTTGGCGCTGAAGCGCTCGATCATCAGGTCGATACACTTTTTCTGGCGGGGCCGCAGGATGAACTTGCCGACCTGCGTGATGTTGGTTGTGTTCTCGGCGGCGACGAACCGCGTCGAGACTTTGGCGACCTCGGTCTTGCGGTTGATTTCGCGGAGCTTGTAGCGGTGCTCGGCCGATGACTGCCACGGCAGGACGAACTGTCGGTAGTTTTGGTAGTTGAAGGGCAGGCCCCGAATCGGCAACGGGATGTCGTCGATCTTGAGGTCGTCCCACGACTTGAGTTCGCCGCGGCGGAAGGCGAAGTCCCACCGCTTGACGAGGTCGGCACAGTGGACTGAGTAGGCGCGGGCCCCGGCGGCTAGCGCCCGGTCGCGCTCGGCCGCCTTGAGTTGGGCGGCGATGGCGGATGTGGTGAAACTCATACAGCCAGATATTGGGCGGGGCTGATGCCGGCCTTGTTGCAGGCCTTGATCAACTTGGTCAGTGTGGCGGCGTGTTTGACACCGCGTTTCTTGGCGGACGCGTCGGCGGCGTCCTCAAGCTTGGTGATTTGCTTTGAGAGCCCATTGATGCGTGAACGAAGCCTGCTTGTTCGCCGCTCCAGAAGTTGGTTGGACTTGATGGTTTGGGACTTGAGGCGTTCCAACTGGGACACCAGTTTCTTGACGGCCGTCGGTACTTCGTGGTTCATATATCGGGATTTTGAGGATTTGTTCGAATTGTTGGATGATGCTGCGAAGATTGTCTTCGTTCTCCGCGTTAGAACGAATGTACATGTCGATGTGGCTGAAGCTGGGCAGGTACTTGGTGATCTTTTGGATCATGCGGTGGAGCCGGCTCGACTCCTCGTTCTGTGCCAGCAGGGCTTCGCGGGTCTGGGCCCATCGCTTGTTGGCGGACAGTCGATATTCGACGGAGTCGCGCCACGTACCGGCGGGCCACGCCACGGCGTAGTCGGCCGTTGAATGTGCATCAAGGTAGTCTTTTGGGACTACCTTGAATTGTATGAAGATGATGGCGCCGCCGGGGTCGTGGCCCTGAATGAGGCGGCCCAGCTCGACAGGGACAATGCGCTTGGGCATGAGCCGGTCGGGTTCGGAGTAAGGTTGCCGCGCTTCGTAGGCGCGTGCAGCGTTGAGGGCGGTAGACGAATCCCAGTTCGCCAGGATGTCCCGCAAGAGGATTAGTGAGAGGTCCATATAGGCTGCGTAGAATGCTGGGGCCGAAGCCCCAGCACTGTGGCGCAGGCTATTAGTGGGCCGGCTCGGGGGCGGGCGCCGTGGCGGCGGAAGTCTTGACGGCTTCGGCAAGCTTGCGGGCCTTCTCTTCGCGCTTGGCCTTGACTTCCAGGGACTTCTTCTCCTTCTCCTGACGGACGGTGATCAGCTTGGTCATCTCGGAGATGACCGAACTGAGGCGCAGACCGAACGCCTCGACGGAGTCGAAGGCGGGAGCGCCCGTCTCGGGGCTGAGCACCGTCTGCCAACCATCGGGGCTGTTGGAGGCGTTGACGAGGGCCATGTACTCGGGCGTGAGGGCGGCGAGGCGGCTGTTAATCTCGTCGATCTTGAGGCCGGCCGAGCGGGGGCGCTCGACTTGGAGCGTCAACTCCACATACTTCTCGGTGTCGTCGGTCTGCTTGGCGAAGTCGAAGGACTCGTCAGAGGCGTTGCGGATTCGGTCGCCGAACAGGGCGGCGAACAGCTTCACAGCGTTGCCGGCGCCGCGGGCTTCGACCGTGTTGAACACCCCGGCGGTGTAACCAAGAACGGCGTTGAGGTCCTTGACCACGGGTGCGACCACAGGATGGTCGATCTTGTTGGTGACGGCCTTACCATCAGCGCCCTTGCCGCGCTTGGTGATGGTGTGCTGTTCGAGGACGTGGTCCCACGTAAAGCCGTGACCGAAGTCGATGGTGTTGACGGGGGCGGGAGCTGGGGCGGTAGTTTCAGGAGTATTTTCGGACATAGTATTAGTTGTTTTTGTTTTTGTTTACGGACGGGCACTCACCAAAGCTGGTTGCGTGCCAGAGTTGCGTTCAAGTTCTGCGATTCGCGCCAAAGCGGCGGTGTATTTGTCGGCTATCTCGGCAGCGAGGGTGATGGCAACGTGCTCGCCGACGAAGACGCCATCGCGTGGAAAGACGTTCCAAAATCCCCTTGGCGCCGGAAGTCAACCGCGCCAGTGCTAAGACCAGTCATTTGTGAACAACCTGTGGATAACGTCGTTTGACGTATGGCCGTCCCACTTTGGCGCCTTCTCAAGCACATCAAAGCCAGCTGAGACGAAACGGTCCCACAGGCGCATGGGCAAGTGGTACGTTATTGGACCGGATGAAAGGCTGATGCCAGCGATGAACCAGCCGTCAAAGGAAGACCCGTCGTCGTGTAGCTTTGAAATCCAAGTTTCAACATCGCCAACGCTGCTAAGCATGAGCGCAAAGAACAAGGCGTGACGGTGCTCGTAAAGCTCATCGAATGTGTGGTGCCCGTCAGAGATTTGACCCGTGGGCGTCATGGTTGGTTTGATCGCAAGCTCCCAATCGCGGATGTCCTGCATTGTTTCAACGGAGTGCATAAGCGTCAATTTCCAGGGGTGATTTCCATGAGGTTTAGTGTTGTTTCGATTGGTGGTTTTTTCATGGCACTATCGGTTATTCCGCAATTCGATGTAAAACTGAAGCTGCTCCTCAAGAGCCTTGTTTTGCTTGAGAAGCTCGCCTTCCATTACGGCCTTGAACTGATCCGGGTAATTCCGGCGCCACGCGTCGATCAGCTGGCTGATTTGATAGCCAAGCAAATCGTCAGGCTTTGACTTCAGGAGGTTTTTCCATAGGGCGTCTGAGATTGCCTGCACCCATTCGTAGTTGTTCGCGTTGTCTTGGATTGCACCATGGAATGGAGAGATAACCAGATCAGAAAGCGCGTTCTCCATGGCGTTCTTTATCGAGGCCACGGCAACGTCAGTCGAGGCGACCATGATGTTGGTGATCGCTTTCTGAAGACTTGACCGCTCATCGTTGGTCATTGCCTTGTAAATAAAGTCGTATGCGCTAAGCGGATTGTTCATTGTGTTTGGTTTCATAGTCGAAGGTGTCATTTTTGAGCCATGACCGCAGGTGTTTAATCAAAGCTTCGACCTGTTCGCGGTCGAGGTGTAGTCTGTAATCTTCACGCCCGAGCCAGATTGCCGATGTACCAGGCTTAACATAGACTGCGAGTGATGATGCTTGAAGGCTTCCTGGTATATCGTAACAATCTAGGAATTCGACCAATTCGAATCCGCGGTTTGTCTTTGTTACCGGGCCGAGTGGTTTAGTTTTGTTTCGCATATTTGTAGCAAAGTTCCATGTGTCCGTCGCGGGCGGATTTGTGGTTCGTATAGCCGCGAGATTCGATTTCATTGTAGTTATCTATACCCGGTTCACCACAACCACAAGGGCAGTCGAGCCCACGCCGGAATACAAAGGTTTCATAGGAACGACTGCTGCCAATTGGCTGTTTATTTCCGTCACTGTCTCGGAAATCGCCGATACTGCTGATGATATAATCACCAACACGTGTGGCCAAGCGAAAGAGACAGCGCGCGGCGCATACATAATGCATGGGCACGGCAATCCAGTGCCATTCAGATTCGGGAATCATCGTCGTCGGTAGCTGCGCCGATTAGAGCGCCGCGGTATTGGTTTGTTGTTGATGTTGTCGTCGTGTTGGTTTTTGGCAGGCTGTGCTTTTGGTGAAAGTCGGATCATGCATGGACCATCGGCCGTTCCAACAATCACGTAGGTTTCACTGCTCATTTGTTTAGCTATGGCTTTTGCTATGGCTCGATCCCTTTCGCGCAGATGCTGCATCGTCCAGGATATAAGATTCATCAGTTCCCTCCGTTCAGTTGCCCAATTTCCTCCATAGTAAGCCCCGACCAGAAGTCGGCGCGGTGGTTACGGGCGCGATGCAAGTCAATGCTGCGCCAGTTGAGGTTGACGGCGGGGCCGCGGACGACGACCCAACCGAGGAAGGTTTTAAGGATTGTTTGCATGGAGGTGTGAGACTCGGGGCGATCTCGAATTCAGTTTTCATGTTTGTAGCAAGGCTTCCAGTTCGTGCCGTCGGTGGTGTGTTCCCATCCTTCTGCTAGGGCCTCATAGTGCATAAAGCAGTCATAAAATCGAAGGCCATTAATAGCCTTCGAAAGCGGAAACCGTTCTGGGGAATTCTCCACACCCCGCACCCGATACATCGCAATGAACGGCACGTCGGCGCGGGTCCACGGAACGACCTTGGGTTCGGGCACGATGCGATAGTCGTAATTATTCCAGTGCCATAGTGGGGCTTTACAGTACACCCAGTCAGTACCGATGGTCTGGAATGTGTTTCGGGCCTCAATCCGCTTGCCTTCCTTGGCAGCTTCCATTACCCGCCGCCGACGCATCAGTTCGTCGATTTGGGTGTTGATCTGTTCGATGGTGGTCATAGTAGGTCCAAAATTCACACCCCACAACGGGATGTGAAGTTTGGCCCCGGTTGGGGCCGGCCGGCCTAGGTTACTAGGACGCCGCAGGTTCAGCGGGTTTGGCCTCAGTGCTTTCGATCTCCAACAGGATGTCCATGATGCCGATGTGGGCGAGTGCCGTCATCGCTTGGTACATTTCGTCGGACACAGCCTCTTGGTTGTCGCCCGCTATGCCGATGGCCGCGGCCATCCAACGCCGCTGTTCGATCGGAAGCGCGGACAGGTTGCGTTTGGTCTCGGCACGGTGTTCGTGGTGGCGCTGGACAATTTTGGCGTATAGTTCTTCTTGGTTCATATCGGGGCATTTGTTGATGTTACGGGATTATGGTTACGGTCAAATTCTGTTTGCCAAAGCGGCGTGCTTCGGCGTGGGACTTCATGAAGATGTCCCAGCGACCCTCAAAGCGCGGGGCGAGGCGGTCGGCCACCACATAGGTGCGCCCGGCTATGCGGACGCGGGTCCCGAATGGGATGTTGCGTGGGGCGGCGACAATACCGACTACCGGCCTGCGCCCTGAGGCGGTTAGGGTGTTTGTGGCCCCGCAACAAAGGACGCAGGCACAGTAGGCGGTGACGATCATGGGATCAGGACACCACAGGGCAACCACGGCCCGTGGATGCCGGTGAGGCTGTGCTCCATTTGGTCAAAGATGAAGCTGTAGGATAGATGGCTGTCGGGGCCGACCATGCCATTTTCGGAATTCCGTTGGATGAGCATGCGTGAGCTTTGGTCGTTACCCTTGTAGCGAAGGATTGCGCCGACGGGCACTTCGGGCTCGGTCCAAGGGCGGTAGCGGGGCTCGGGCTTGACGCGGTAGTTTGTAGTTGAGAATACCCAATTAGGGTCACAGATGGACCATAAGTCCGGACTATGCTTGCACCGGCATTCGATGGTTTTACCGTCGACGTAGGCTTGCATGATGCGAATTAATTCAATTGTTTCAACTTTTGTCATAGTTGGATAACCTCCCTGCGCCCCACCCGCAGATGGGGCGCGAGGAAATTACTTGAAGTCGCCGCGGACCTCACAAACAGTGCTGTAGAGAACGTTGGTTGCGGTGGGCACGACATTTGGGGCCAAGTACCACACGTACTGCCGTACGTGATTTCCTGGTTTGTTGTAAACCACGTCAAACGGGATGGTGACGCTCTGCGTCGCGTTCTCCGGAATGCCTTTCCACGTCCGCGAGAAGGTAACACCGTTGGTAGTTCCCGCCACTGTGATTTGGACGTAGTACCGTGCGAGCGGGTTTGTCCACCAACTGTTGAGCTGTATTCCACCCGATGTGGGATAGACGCGGCCGTTGACGGACAGCGTGTACCACGGCGTTTTGTCAAACGACGTGTGGAAGCCCGTATAGGGGACCATTTGGGCGTTGAGGCCGGGCGCGGCGAGAAGTGCTGCGGCGATACTGATGATTTGGATCTTTTTCATTTGGGTTTTGCTTTTGAACCAACCACCATACACCAGCACCGTGGGAACGTATGAGAAAGCACGGATTTGGCACCTACGCGACGGGCGCGGCGTGCTGGTGTATGGCGGTTGGCCCCAAGCGGGGCCATGACTAGCGGCGAGGCTTGTTGACGTAGGCAACTATTTCCTCACAGAAGGCAATTATGAAGGCGCCGACGCCGACCATGATGCCGATTTCGAGAAGGATCATAGATCAAGTAGGATTTGGGCCAGTTTGTTGGTGGCCCGTTCACAGAGGTGGTGGGTGAGCAAGAGCAGTTCCGAGAGTATTGCAAGCATGAAATACGCCAGAGCCAAGAAGGCACAAAGCGGGTAGAGGATTAGGTTCATTTGGGCCTCAAGTGGTGGTGTTCGGTGCGGGCACGGTGACACCGAACGCGGTTAAGGACGCAGGCCCAAAACACGACACAAAAGATGGCGCCGCTAATGGACCAGAGGGCGAGGATGATGTTCATAGTTAATTCCTAACCGCAATTCGCGGCAGGTGTCTGTTGTTGCGCGCCTTCCACGCTTGGGAGGCGCCGCGGTTCCAGCCCCGCTTGTAGGTGCGGAGCCATTCACGTTCGGCGATTAGGGCTTTACGGCGTGGATTCATATTATAGGTGGTTAGAACCAACATAGACAAAACGGTCTGTGAAGAATGGGATAGGACCACCGTGATAGCGCATAATGAAGTCTAGTCTTTTAACATATACTTCCGATCTGGCGCGGAATCGCACGGGTTTTTGTAACCAGTCAATTGTGTGCCATGAAAGCTGTTGAATGCGCGAGGCGTATTCAGATTGTGGATATATGCCGTCTTTTGCTTGTGTAACAAGCATTCGCCATTGCTTGCGAGTCATATAAAGATTGGATTTGGCACACTGCGTGGAAGTTTGTACCGCCGTCTCCGATAAAGGCGATTCCATACGGTTGGTCGCAAAAGGTTATCATCATGTTGATGATATATTTGCAAATACATACGATCATACAAATCCCTGTATTTGCGTCGGACCACACTGTGCTCTCTGTACTCGACATAGAGCTTTCGATATGTTTCGCGTGTCATGGGTTTGTGGACATTTGCCGGTTAAACTCCAAACGGACATCTTCGATAAAAGCCGTTCGGGCCTCGATTGATGGAAAGACAATGCACACATAGCCCCATGATGTGTACTCAATGACTTGAAAGTCCTTTTCGCGAGCCATGCGGATTGCTAGTTTATCAGATGTGTGAAATGTACACATGAGTTATCCCATTTCTGGCGCGTCTTCCGCGCACATGAAGCTGTCGAGGCTGATTGCACTGCACAAATTGTATGGGCAAAACCGGCTTCGCGGATTGTGGGCGATACCGAAAAGCTGTTGGTCGGTGTACGTGCCACGAAGGTCGACTTCGTAGTGCACGATGTACCGCGTTATCAGGAGTTTCTTGTGGTTCCTCAACTCCACAGATTGGAATATGAATAAGTGCATAACACAACCACAACGCACACCGGTGGTGTGCGCTGGGATTGGGTTAGGCCCGGACCAGTTCGTCGACGATAGTTTCGACGCGAAAACCCGCTCCGATGGCGAGCCAAGCGTTGATGTTGCGTGCACAATCAACGCGGTCATGGTGCTTGAGGAGATCGTATTGAACCAGCTTGGCGGGGATCTCCCAATTTCCGGCCCGATAAAACCGGACTGTTATCTTATGTGCTGTGAGTTGAGTCATAAGTGCCCACGCCCAACCCATGCGGATTGGGCGGGAGCAACTATGGGCGGCCAAGGCGGGCGATGATTCGGCCACGCCGTTCAGCTTCGTAAAAACGCTGCCACCGTGCCTTTTGTTGGTCAAGGGCGCGGCGCCCGTCTGCGCGGACTATGGCTATTGCGGCCATGATGTTGCGGCCGAACCGGGCAATGCGCGCATTCGCGGCCGCATTGCATTCTGCGAGTGTGGGCCGGCGACGGCCCGTGTTTGGTGTATTCATGATGTTATTCCTTAATTAGTGGTTCAAACAAATCAATTAAAGTGAATTCCTGCGATTCGGAGATTTCTCCATTAATGGCGTGACTGCTTACACATCGGATATCATCCGATTCCAGCCATCCAAACAAAGCTTGGATTGTGAGATATGTGAGAAGTTGATTGAACATAAGATTCCGGAACTCCTGAGTCCTCCCCAAAACCGCTGGCGCGGTTTTGGGTCCCTGCGGAGTCCAATGGGCCACGGCACGAGGATTGAGAAGGTTAGGAGAATTGAAGACTAACGGGGATTCTGTAGATTTGTCCGTGGCCCATTGGACCCAACACGAAAACCCGTTGAGAACAATCTACGCTTTATCAGCATAAACTGTTCCCAACGGGTTGTTGGGGCGCGATAGGCAATCCCGCTGATTGCACTACCGGCCGGACATTGCGCGCCTTGCGACGGAAGCTGTCCGGAGTGAACCACTAAAGGGACATTGCTTAAATGAAGCTAGTCCAATTGTGCGCCGATCACACAATCTACACCACGCTCCGGTAGCGTGTGTGGGAAGTACATTGCATGAGGGGCACTGTACAAAGGCGCCCTACACAGTTTGCTAGTCCATGTTGCTTGCTAGATGATTCGGGGCTAATGGCAAGCGGGGCTTGCCATGTAGCTTGTTACTGCCCGTTCAATGCCGCTTCCTCGCGTTTCGATGTCTCCTCAGACTTCGTTGCGTAGTCCGTAGGCCGAGACGCCTTGAACTCTTCAAGGTGCTTAAGGAGGTACATTTCAACGATACTGGCTCGCACGGGAATCAGGATCGCTCCGGCCCCGACTTCCTCAAGACTGTACAACGCCTGATCTTGCCGGACCAGTGCCTTGACCGCGGGGTGCGCCGTTTCAATGAACCATTCGTGTTTGGTCCCGTTGGACAACTTCAAGCGCTTCCCGGAGGCCCGCTGCTTGGTTCCGTGCTCCTTGCACTCCTTACGAGAAATGCCGCCATCGTTTTTCTCCACTTCAATGGCCTTGCAGGCGGAGGACTCAATCTCTTTGGCCATGGCCTTAAGGACCTTGGCGCCAAAGGCTTCACTGTGTTCTGTCTTGAGTCCCTGCCCAAAAGCCCAAGAGGCGATGTTGTGGGCCATGCGAGCGGAGATGAACATATATTTTGGCGTTTGTGTCATAATGGGTCTAATGGAATAATTTGCTATGCTGTGCCGTGCGTTGTGCACGGCCCATTAGCCCCGAATCATCTAACTTCGTCGCGCTGTTATGCTTCTCCGGGGACTCACGCAAGTGCGGGGTGCGCCCTACTTGCGTGTGACTTGTCCGTTACACACTCCAAAGAGTTCTGTTCCGCTAGGGGAGCGACATACGGACTAGTAGGACTCGCGCCTACCCCAACCCGTATCTACCGCCCTAGGGTCTACCACTCAAACGCAAATGTAAAAGAGCTGTCTTTGGTACGTGTATACGGGGAGCTAGGCCCGAAGGCCCTTTACCCGTGCCCGCTTGGTGTCCCTTTGGGGTTCCATCCTCCGCGCTAGAGCGTAGGCGATGCACCAAGCTGTTGGACTACTACCAAAGAACGCGCACACCCCTAACACACCGTCGCGGGTTGTCAAATCTCATACAGGAGAAAGTTTGCGCGGGGCGACTGCCCACACCTAAGCCCTTGCGCCCGAGCGGCTTAGCGGGGCGAGGTAGTTGCTAGGCACGCGGGAGCGGGCCGAGCGGAGCGTGGTGAAGCGGGGTCTGCTTGGGAGGTTGCTGGAAGTTTTAGTGCCAACTTTTTGTGCCTGCTAAGTTCCGCGTAAATGCTGCCTCTGTCGCGTAGATGTGCGTTTTTAGATAGAAGTTAACTAAATTAATATAACAAAAGACTACAGAGTTAGTCTCCCACCTAACTAAACTTCACAATACTCACGATTGAATAACCACTTTACTCGGCTGTAATAGTAGAGAATCCAAGGAAAATCATGAAAATCGCCCGGAGAACTAGGGAAACGGACACAAAACCCGACAAAAGCGACTGGGAAACACGAGAAACACGGGCAAAGCCTATAGTCCCGACCGACTTAGTAGGGTTTTGGGGCGCCCAAGTGAGTCGATAGGGCCAGTTGAGTATGGGCTTTAACGTTAACTGAGACAGAATGGCACACTGTGACAGAATGGCGCAATGGAAACCCGAAATGAAAACAAAAACTACTACCGTTCATCTCACACCCCACACCAATTTTTGACCCAAAATCCTCGCAAAAACTTGGCACGGGCCCCGCTAAGGTGGGTTGGGCGGTCGGGTCGGGTCGGTGGTACGTTTCGTAGCTTGCTTCAGATATCTATTGCCTGTTCGATGGGCCCTCGTCTAGGGCTTGCCGGCCCGGCCGCCCAAATCCCGCGTTGGCAGTAGAGGGCACTCCAAGGTTGGCAGTAGCTGGCCCGCCGGCAGTAGCCCGCCCAGCCCATTATCAAACTCCCATGAAACGATTGCCGCCAGTGCCGGTTGGATACGGGTGGGTCCGCACCACGGTCCTGATTGACCACGGCGACCACTATGCCGGCAGGCGGTTTTGTGGGCACTGCTGTAAGTGGGCGGTCGCGACTAAGTGGGCCGGGCCCGCCTGCCAGCCGTGTGCGCGCAAGGAGGTGCCGGCGATTCCGTTTTACGGCTGCAGCATTGTTGAGACGCGAAAAGACTATCCCAAATAATTATGTACCTAATCTACGATACGGAAACTAACAAGTTGGGCGCCGACGCGTGCGCGGTGGAGGTTGGGGCGATCCTGCTGGGGCCGGGCTTTGAGGTCGAAGACATATACCAGACTGTGGTCCAGTTGCCGCCGGGCGCCACCATCGACCCGCGGGCCACGGCCGTTCACGGCTACACGGACGCCATGGTCAAGGAGGGCGCGGCGCCCGCACAGGTCTTTGAACGGCTGTATGCTATGGCGCGCCGGGCCCAATGGGCCATCGCCTTCAACAACAAGTTTGATGTGCCGGTTTTGGGCAACCTGGTCAAGGGCTATCATCCGCTCCGGGGCCTCAATCACTTTTGCCTCATGTTGGGCATGACGCCGGTGATGAAGATGCCGGGCTTCAAGCGCAACGAATATCGGTGGCCCAACCTGCAGGTCGCCCATGTGTGGGCAACCGGCTACAGCTTCGACAAAGCCCATTCGGCGCTGGCCGATGTGGAAGCCACGGCCCGTGTGCTTCAATGGTACGTCCAGAAAGTGGGCCCGCTCCGCCCCAACACCCAACAAATGGAGGTTGAGTTGCGGGTGATGTCCAAACCCTATGTTGGCAGTAGCCCACCGAACACGGACAATTGCCTTAGCAGTAGCCCGCCCTCTGAGGTTGGCAGTAGCCCCACTTCGGCGGCTGTTGTCCGCGGTGGGGATTTGGTGTTGGAGGTGGGCCCGGCCCCAGCCCCAAACCCGGTTTGCCAGGTTGTGGACCCTGCCCAAACACTTTTGCCGCTTTGACTATGGACGCCACCGACCAAATCCTAATCCTGTACCAGAAGGGCGTGGAGCCCGCGGTGATCGCCGAGTCCATGCAGATGGACCTGCCTACCGTCCAAACCGTCCTGACCAACAAGTCGGCCCAGTTTCGGCGCTCGGTCATCAAGACGGCCGCCGACATGGCGGATCCCAAGTTGGTCGACGAGATGTTGGAGATTCAGGTGGACATCGCCCGCTTTTCCCAAAACGACTTTTTGCGGTTGGCGGCGGCCAAGTCGGTGCGCGACGACCTGAAGGGTCGCAAGGACCAGGTCCAGACCGACCAAACCGCCACTGCCCAAGCCCTTGCCCTTTTGGCCAACCGGCTTCAGAGTTTGGACGCCGCCCGCGAGCAATTCCTGAAAGGACGGGTGGTAAATGCCAATTGATCCCTATGAGTTAATGCCGAGCATCCCCGATGCTTTTGCATTCTCCCAAGCCTTCTTCCCCGAGCCCGCACTCTACAGGTGGCAGATCGAGGAGTTGTTGCGGCTTTCGGGCTACGAAGACCCGTACGACGTGACCAGCCTGCGGGTGCCCTCCAAAGAGGACCCGCTGCTTTACACGTTGGCCGCTGCCAACGGCTCGGGCAAGGACCAAATCCTGATTGCCCGGTGGGCACTGTACCAGGTTTGCTGCAAGCGGTACTTCCACGTGATTGCTACCTCGTCCTCGTACACCCAGTTGGACGAACAGACGTGGCGCCACATCAAAGCGGGGGCCGAGGCCATCAACACGTACATTCCGGGCTACCTCAAAATCACCAAGCATAAGATCAAGTGCCCCGAAACCAAGTCGGAAATCACGCTGTTCCGCACCGACGAGGGCGGCAAGACTGAAGGGTGGCACCCGCTGACCACGGGTGGCGGTATGGCCATTATCCTCAACGAGTGTAAGTCGCTCGACGACGAGTTGGTGCTGTCGTTCAAGCGGTGTCACGGCTACACGCACTGGATCAACATCAGCTCGCCCGGCAAGTCCGAGGGCTACTTCTACGAGCGGGTCACCAAAGCCCACGAAGCGTGGCCCGACCGCTCCAAGTTGGGGCGTTGGTATTTCCGCCGCATCAACTACCTCGACTGCCCGCACCTGTTCGCGGAGTTCAAGCGGGACGTTGAGGAGTTTGGGGGCGCCGACAACCCGTACATTCAGTCGTCGTACCTCGCCGAGTTCTCCGCGACGAGTGGGCTTTACGTCATTGAGCCGGGCCGCCACAAGTACGAGTACCCGGCCATGAGCGATTTGGGGCTGCCCCGCCGGGCCGGCCTCGATTTGTCGTTGGGCGGTGACACTACAGTGCTTTCGGTGTGGAACGGCAACTACCTTGAGGGCGAACACGAATTCCTTGAGCGCCACGAACCTACGTTGACCCGGATTTTGGTGCACAAGATCGCCGACCTCAAAATCCCGCCCAGCCAAGTGTATGCGGACGCCGGCGGGTTGGGCGCCCCAATCATCCAGCGAATGGGCGAGGCCGGCTGTGCGGTCAACGCGGTCCTCAACCAAGCCCGGGCCCGAAATAAAAAGGTATTTTACAATCGGGGCGCCGAACTGGCGTGGAATATGCGAAGGCTCGTTTACGACAAGCGCCTGAACTTGTCGCGGATGTCGAGCCGGTTGGAGCGCCAAATGACCATGCGTAAGTATGAGTTGGCGGACAACAACCGCATTTTGCTCGAGGATAAGAAAGACTTCAGGGCCCGAACCGGATTCTCGCCCGACCATATGGACGCGGCGATTCTGGGCAACGCGGGCTTCTCTCACCACATTCTCAAAGCCGCCCACGACAACCAGGAAGATCAATCTCATGAACTGTCAAAGACGTTCTATGAGGAGCTAAACGAAATATATGGAGAACTTGACAACCACCGTGCCGGAAATGACGGGGCCTACCGAACAACCGGCATCTTTAGACACCGCGGCCTTGCGAGCCCGATTCAAGGCATTGCTGACCGCTTGGGGGCCGCAAGAAGGTATCTATCACGAAAACCGTGATGGGTTTGAGTTGGACATCACGAACGACGAGGCCCGCGCCAAGAAGTTGGTGAACGGAAACGAAGTGTTCATCGGGCGCCGTATCATCGCCGAAAACATGAAGCGGGAGATGCCCTCGTTTGTGCAGTACCTCAAAGGGTCCTACCGCCACGTCATCGCGTGCGCCCCAGCCGATTCCCAAATCCCGCTGTCCGATTTGGCGGCGATCGAGGCGGCTATGACGGAGGGCATCCGCCAAGATGGGTGGCTGACCACCGAACTCCAAGCCTGTTCGGCCACCATGCTGCACGGCGTGGGCTACTTGTTCGTAATCCCCAGCCTCAAGACGGGCATCAACACCGAGGTCGCCTACCTCGCAACGCCCGACGTGATTATCCCCCGCAACCTACAGCAGTTTCAGGCTGCCCCAATGATCGGTATCCGGTATCACATTACTAGTTCGGAGTTCAGCGAGTGGGCCGAGCAGTACAAGTGGAACACCGACGCGGTAAGGGCAGTGCGCGACAGTCTGAGCGACGCCGACAAAACGACCAAGAACATTCCTGTCTACTTGGTTATGTACCGGGACAACGCGCCCGGCAGTCCCATTAAGCGGTTCTGGTACACCGACCAGCCTGAGCACATGTTGTCAATGCAGCCAGAGCCCCTTTTCTCAGGCCGCATGCAGCGGGGACCGACCGGCGCCCCAGAGCCAGCGCCCGAAACCATCTATCCACTATTCCCGTTCTACTACAACATCACCGAAAACCCTGTGATCGTGGAGCGGAAGGGCCGGGCCCACGAGGACCGCCACGACCAAGAAGCCCTGACCATGGGCATTACGTCGTACGTGAACTCGATGATCCGGTCCAGCGAGTTGTATATGGCGTTTGACGATGGCGGCGGGCCGGTCGAGTCGACGGAGGTCGCCCAAACCGATGTGGTCATCAAACCGGGCGTGGTCATCAAGCGCCCCGTCAAGTTCTTCACGCCCCCGGCCCCAGACTCTAACGCCCTTGCCACGCTCCAGTACCTCAAATCGGATAACGCGGCGGCGGCGGGCCACACCGACTTCGCCGTCCAAAATCGCCAGGACTCCCGCAAGACGGCGGCCGAGATCAAATCGGCTACGGCTACTGCCACCGAGCACCAAACCGTGCCCTTGACGTTCTTTGCACTGTGCTATGCCGAGCTGTTGCGGTTCCGCTGGGACATCCTGCGATCCAACGTTGCTGCCGGAGTCAACACGACCTTCCTGCCCCAAAACCCCGTCCGCGAAAAGCTGGACACCGTGTACCTGAAGCCGGCTGGCGACATCGACTTCATCGCCCGCCAAGAGAAGTTGCAGAAGTTCGTGCAGTTCTTTTCGCTGTACGCCCAAACCCCGCTCGCCCAGTTCTTCCAACAGAAGATTCTGGAACTGGCGTTCCCCGATGAGTATCCACAGATGGCGCCCCTGCTCACCGACCCCACGCGCCAGCTTGGGGAGGCCATGTTGCAGGTGCTCGAAAACCTGCCGCCCGGCACCATACCGCCCGCCCAAGCCCAACAGATTGCCCAACTAACCCAAACCGCCCGCCAAGTTTATGGATCAAATCCTTCACCAGGAATGGCTCCAGCACCCAACAACCCAAGCCCTTCTGCACCATCTCCGAAGCCGCAATGAGGAATCGTACAAAGCGGTTATCGCCAATTCCGACGTAGACACCGAAATCTCCCTTAAGCTCAAACTCCGCCACCACAAAACCTACAAAGAACTCCTTGAATTATGCCTGAATCCACAGAAGTTGACGCCCAACAAGCAATCCTGAGCCTCGACGCCATGATCGGGGCCACCGGCGCCGACGCCTCCACGCCTCCCAACACTGACGCCTCCGACACCACACCCTCCACATCCACACCAAATCCCTCTGATCACACTAACGGTGATCCCGCCCCCGCGCCAGCGGGGGCTACTGGTCTCGACGACGAAGTCTTCGGGCAACAGCAACCTGCGCCGCAGGGAGCCGCGCCCGGAGCGACGACGGCGAAGCCGGCGGCGACACCCGGGCAAGCGGCTCCAGGCGCAGGCCATACTCTGTCAAGAGCGGGTAAGCTGGCCGCCATCAAGGACCCAACTCTTCAGGAGCACCTGAAGCAGATGGGCAATGGGCCGTTCAACTACTTCTACGATCTCGCCCTGAAGATGCAGAATGGGGATTTGGTGGAAAAGTCGGCCCTCGACGGGTTGGTTCAAGAGCGGATGGCCGAGCACCAGACCAGCCTTGAAGAGGCCAAGTCGGCGCGGTACTTTGACCACGAAGAGGGCTACAAGCTGACGCCCGAGTACGTGGAAGTCAACAACCAGCTCAACAGCCTCAATCAGGAACAGCAGTTTTGGCAAGAGCAGTCGGTTGCTATCGCCCAGGGCCAGCCGTTTCAGTGGTTGACCGTCGAGGATGGCAAGCTGAAGGTGACCGGGCCGTTCGATCCGAAGCAGTATCCGCAAGCCAGCCCGGCCATCACGCAAAAAATTGCCTTGGCGGCCACCCACATGGCGAATTTGCAGGCCAAGATCGCCGATTTGCCCAAAACCCACAAGGCCCAGTACGAAGCCTTCAACGGGAAGATGACAAATCTGGACAAAACCCTGTTCGGCAACGCCAAAGCGCCGGCTTTTGCCCAAAACACCCAGAAAATGTTGAGCAACTTCCCCAAATACATGCATGCCCGCCCCGAAATCCAGCTTTTGGCCAAAGCCCTGGCCGCCGGGCAGCTCATGGCGGACAATATTCGGCAACTTAACAGCCAAGTTGCCGGAAATCGGGCATTTGGAAAGGCTATGACGAATGGGGCCCCAGCCCCAGTCAACAGCGGGGCCGGCCGGCAGGGAGGGCCCGACCTGCAAGACCACTTGAAGATGCTTGACAGCATGGTCAAGTAACAATAAGGGCGCCCGATTGGGCGCCCTTTCTTTTTGGCACGGACCGTGCTAAGCAGTGTGCATCGCTTCTATTGGTGTCCGAGCAACACCCGTTCTCTTCCCTGCTTCTAAGCGCGTGAGCTGCGCAACTTGGCTTCTACGTGTACGTGAGCCCGTACAAGAAACCTTTTTGCACAGTTTACTATGGCAACTATTTCAACGATGCCCGCGATTGACCAGAATTTCTGTCAATCCTGGACTCCGCAGGACCTCGGTCTGTACAATTCACTGCCGGTGTGGATGATGCTCCGCGAGCAGAAATTCCGCAAGAAATACGGCAACTTCAAGCGCATCTTCGGCACCATTGATTGGGAAGCCAACAAGGGTTCGACGATGACCGGTGTGGTGGTTGAGCCTCCTCCGACGCTTCGCCAGTTCGCGTTCCCCAACGCTCTGAGCACGCGGTCCAACAAGGATGTCATCCAGCACCGCGAGCGTACCTTCACCTTCTCGCTCAAAGCCCACAAGTTCGAAAGCCCTGCCTTCCAATGGCTGGCCTCGTTCCAGGACTTTGTCAAGCAGAAGATCACGAAGAACCTCGAATTCGTGCTCAAGTGGCAGGAAGAGTTCATGGCCCAGTTCTATCGTGGGTACATGTTCCACCAAGCCCCGACCATCATGTGGGCTGGGCACAAGACCACGGTGATCGACGACCTTTGCCCGCAGGGTGATGGTAACGTCGCCGGTACCAGCGGCAAATCCAACGCCTACCTCGCTGGTAAGGTTGTGGATGTGCTCGGCACTGCCAACCTGTCGCTCCAGACGTTGTCTCAGGCGCTCAACTACCTCGACGAGGATTCCCTTGCGGTTCCTTATCAGTCTGGTACGGCGAACGACGACAGCTTCCTGAACGACAAGTACTTGCTGATGACCAGCTCGGAGGCCTACAACAACTTCATCAACGATCCGTTCTTGAAGGAAATGAAGACCTACGACCTCGAAGTCATCAAGGACGGCTTCAAGGGTTCGTTGTTCGGCCGCATCACGACCGCCCTGCACAGCAACCCGCTGCGTATGGCTGTTGCCGCGGACGGCACGATTTCCTGGCCCGCCCCGGAAACCACGCAGGAAGATGCCGCGGCCGAAAACCTCGGCCAGACGATTCGTAACCCCGCGTACCGCACCGCCCAATATGAAGTGGCGTTCTTGTGCGGCGCTCAGGGCTACAGCATCGTCAACCCCGGCGCCCCGCCCACGGACTTCACGAGCGACGGCCAAGACCGTCTCCGCAACCTCATGTGGAACGGCAAGCCCCGCTTGACCGACCAGGTCAACGTTCCTTGTACCACGGACTCGGCTGCGACCGTGTACGAGCCCAACACCTATGGCGAGTTCCTGAAGATCATCAGCCTCTGCGTCATGGGCATCGCCGGTGAGACCAAGCGCAACGTCTTGCCCATCATCTTCAAGCGCGCTCGCACCATCACCAACACCCTGATCTAAGTATATGCCTACGCAATCTTTTGCTGTTACTGGTGGTACCCCGTTGCTGGCCCTTACCGGCCGGTATATGATCCGCCAGATCCAAGTTACCGCAGCGGCTGCGACCAACGTGACGGCTATCGACGCCGGCAATACCACGTTGACCCAGTCCAATGCGGCCTACTCCAACAAAGCCCGCACGTATCCGTACACCCGGACGCGCTCGGCGGTCACCGACATCTATGGCAATTCCAACGATTACGAGTACACGGGTGCTCGGGATCAGGCCAACACGGTGGCGTTGAACGCAACGTATCCGCTGCCTGCCCAAGAAGCGGTTTCGCTTCCTGCGGCCGGCCAGATCGTTACGGACTGCCGGTTCCAAACCACGCGCGGTCTCTTGTTGACCGCTTCTGCTACGGCCACGGTCACTGTGACCTACGAGCCTGTGCCCTAACCAGTAACCTCCAACAGGGGCGGGCCAAACGGTCCGCCCCTTTTTCATATGATCAGAACATCACAAACACTCGGTCGAGTCGGCGGTGGTGGGTTCTTCAATAAGTTCGTAGCGGGTACGGGCGCCTCGCCCAAACAGCGCTACAGCTTGGGTAACTATGGCAAACCAACGGCCGTTCCTTCGCTGCAACGGGCGTTCAAACCCCGAGGAAAATTCCAATGATCAACGCCGTCTCCGCCAGAAACTATGCTCTGGCCCATAACGCTTTTCAGCGTTTCATTCCGGCCGTCGTCGTGTCTGGCGGCGGCGGTATTGTTGGTGCGGCTACACTTGTAGTTGATACTGTAGTTGTTCTTCGTACTATCGCTTCGGCTACTGCGTTGTCTGCCAATTATGCTGTCGTTAAAGGCAATGCGACAGCCTTCGATGGTTACGGTGGCGACTATGTTTGGGACGCTACGGGCACAGACTTGGACGACGGTTTGTCGTTCATTCGGCCCTTCGATTTCACTGTTGGTGGTTGGAGAAAGCATATCTGATATGAAACGATTACTCTTTGTGGTGTTTTTGCTTATGGGCTTGACGGTCCATGGCCAGCGGTTTGTTAAAACGTTTAACACAATTGCTGAACTCCGCGCTGCAAATCCAAATGATGTCCATACCAATGCTAACGTGCTTGGTTATTATACCATTAACGACTTTGGTAATGGCAACTTCACGTACAACAAGACGAGCACCGCAACAGATGATGGTGGTGGTGTAATAAAGCCAACAGCATACGATGGCCGTTGGATCCGTAACATTGGTCAAACCTTTGTTAGTCCGCGCCAGTTCGGGGCAAAAGGCGATTATAATTCTACTGCAGGTACCGGGCAGGATGATACGGCCGCGTTTCAAGCGGCCATTAACTATGCCCTAGCTAACGGCATTCAGTTCCGGTTAGATCCTGGTATTTATCAAACGACTAGCACGCTTACAGTTAGTAATGGGTTTGCAGGTACATTGGATTTTGGGAATTTCAACTCAGAGCAGGCGTTAGGAACTAAAGCACCTATTGTCTATCTTAATGCGCTTAATACGCATTTTTTGACGATGTTGGATCCGTCGCGTATTACTGTTAAAAATCTTGCATTGTATATCAAACCACAGAACGGGTGGCAAAGCGGCTCAAATTCTGATTATAATAGTCAACCACAGCAAAATGACAATGCGTACGCGATTCGGATCGTCGGTTGGGGGACATTTTGCAATTTCGAGAACATCCATACCTTCTACGGTTCAGGTCTCATAAAAAACGATTATGACACGCTCCTGACGCCACGCGCTGAGGCTCGCCTTTTCAATAATATGGGGCGAAATTTGATGTGCCGTTATGGGCGTTATGCATTGGATCTTGTTGCCGGATCAGGATCCAGTTGGGAGAACCTGTATTTTCTCAGCAGCCCAGGTGGATACACCAACCAAACAGCAGTAAGCGCAATTCGAATTGCATCGTTTGCAAACAACGAGACCTACAAACGGGTCAATATCGAGTGGTCTGCATTTACCGGGCCCATGTTCGATTTCACCGCCGCAGAGGTGCACTTTGAAGGATTGCATGTTGAGGGCATTGATCTTCCATATCAGGCGAGTTCTGCTCGATGGCTGATTGATCTCAATGGCGGCTCATTCACGATGAGCCACAGTCGTCTGCAGGACATTCGTGCGGCGTGGGGATTTGTAACCAAGCAGGGATTGTTCTACTTCAGGGGATCTCCGCAAACGAGGCTACGCATCGACAACTCAATCATTGAGCGGTTGAACGAGAATCCCGATTCGGAGACTTATAAATTAGTACGATATATTGATAATGCAGCCGGTGCTGCTTATATTCAAGTTGACCAGCTAAACGAAGCGGATGTTGGTTATTGGACTAATTCGCCTTCATGGTTTGGCTTTGAGGAACGGCGACTTCCAGCTAGTAAGCGTTTTGAGTCGATGGTAAATTTTGGTGATGGGGTCAACACATACAGTACATATTACAATGGAAGTCCAGCCTTAACTACGTACGTTACGTCACCCACCAACGCTGTTGGGGTTTTGAGGCTTAGCTCAGGAACTACGGAATTTAATGCAACTTTACTACAGCATCAAAATGCTGTGGTGTATGCGGGCTCGGGTGTTCATAGAATGAAAGTACGCTTTAAGTTATCCTCACTGCCTACTGTTACCACCGACGATATTATTTTGCGTATCGGTTTGATGAATGATCTGTCTGCGGCTCCTCAAAATGCCCCAACCGATGGTGCCTACCTTCAGTTGTGGTTGAATATGGGCTACGGCGATGATCGAATAGTTTTAGTAACCCGCGCGTCCAGTTCGGAAAATAAGATCCAGTTGTTCCCCGCTTCTTATACTAACGGCGATGTCTGGTATGAGACTGAGGTTATTATCAATAACGACCGTCAACAAGTTCGAGCATATTCGAATCCCCGTAATACAACATATCAAGCAAATCTTACAACAACAATTCCGGCTGCTACCACTGCGCTTCGACCTCAAATTCAATTTGTGAAGCGTGGGGCAGCGCCTGCCACTGATGTTAAACTTGATGTCGATTATATTGAAGTCATTTCGGCCCCTAATGGTATCTACTAAAATGAAACATTTACTTATTATTTTTGCGACGTTTATTGGACTTTCTATTCAGGCTCAGTCCATTAATGCAACGCACATACAGGCGACTACGCGCCTGCAAATTCCGGTCGGGACATCAAGTGCTGCCAGTGTGGCCGGGGCACTCGCTATTGATACTGATGGTGATGCGGTTAATATCACACAGGGCCTTATTTCATTTTATGATGGAACGCGCTTAATGTATGGCGTGTTTATTGATGCACTTCCAACGGTTGATGACTATGTGCTTGCCTATGATACAGCTGCTAAGAAATTGGTATTCCAAGCACAAACTGCTGGAGCTGGGGTGTCTGACGGAGATAAGGGCGATATCACAGTTGCTAGTGCTGGAACAGCATGGACTGTAGATAATACAGCCATTACGTATGCTAAAATCCAGAATATCAGCGCCGCCTCTAAGTTGCTAGGGCGCGGTGATAGTGGTTCTGGTTCGCCCCAGGAAATTACGATCGGTTCCGGCCTTACAATGACCGGTACTACCTTATCAGCGTCCGGCGGTGGTTCTGGAGATGTTGTTGGCCCCGCGTCCGCAACCGACAATGCCATTGCCCGCTTCGACACCACGACCGGCAAGTTGATTCAAAACTCGGCCGCTACCATTGCCGATACGACCGGTGATATTACCGCAGGTAAATACAACGGGGTCACGATCTCTGGCTCGTCTACACCGTCAATTGCGGTTACGGGCACTACCACAATTTCTGGTACACACTCTGGTGCATCGTCTGGCAACAATACTGGCGACCAGACCATCGCTCTTACAAGTGATGTTACTGGGTCTGGCACGGGTTCATTTGCTACCACGATCTCTTCGGGCGCAGTCACATACTCGAAGATGCAGAATGTGTCGGCAGCCTCAAAACTCCTCGGTCGTGGATCAGCCGCTGGGGCTGGATCGCCCCAGGAAATTACAATTGGGGCGGGCCTGACCATGTCCGGAACCACGCTGACCGCGTCAGGTGCTACTGTGGCCGATAGTGATTATGGTGACATCACGGTATCAGGCTCCGGCACATTCTGGTCTATCGACGACAGCGCTGTCACATATTCGAAAATCCAGGACATGTCCATTACCCGGTTGCTCGGTCGCAAGACCGCGTCCGGCGTGGGCCCGCCCGAAGAGCTGACCATCAGCGATATCCTTGATTGGACCTCGGGCGCTACGCCTGCGTTCGGTGATGTGTTGTATCGGGGTGCGTCCTCTTGGACACGGCTGGCACCCGGCACATCTGGGCAGTTCCTACAAACGCTGGGCACTGGGGCCAGCCCCCAATGGGCCGCGGCCAGCGTTGCTGGCAGTGCCCTGACTGGTTCCAGCCTTGCGGCCGGTATCACATCGTCGTCGCTAACGTCATTTGGTACGAGTCCTACGCTAGTTACGCCCAATATCGGTGTGGCTACGGCCACGTCTGTGAACAAAATGGCCATTACGGCCCCGGCCACTAGTTCTACGCTCGCTGTGGCTGATGGCAAAACGGCCACAATCAACAACACGCTTACTTTTGCTGGAACTGATTCGACTACGATGACGTTCCCGCCCGTGACCGCAAGTATTGGCTACATTAACGTGCCCCAGGGCAGCAAGTCGGCGGACTATACTCTAGTCCTCGCGGATGCGGGCACCCACATATTCCATCCGTCGTCCGATGCCAACTCGCGGACGTTCACAATTCCGGCAAACGCCAGTGTGGCCTTTGCGTTGGGCACGGTGGTCACGTTTTACAATGCGTCGGCCAATAGCTGCACGTTGGCTATTACGACGGACACACTCCGAAAAGCCACAACTGGCACTACGGGCTCGGTGACCATCCCACAATATGGGCTGGCCACAATTATGAAAGTAACCACAACCGAATGGGTCGTCAACGGCCTGTAATTATATGATTACACGTTTCTTATTGGCCTTTTGGTTATTGTTGCAAGTGTCCGTTGCGGGACCTGGCAACCAGTTGTTGCTCGCTTATAAGGCCCCTGCGGCCGGTGGCGGCACGCCAACACTCGCTAATGTGTGGAAGAATGTTGGAAATGGTGGTTCTTCACTGGCGGTCACAGTTTCGCCGACCGCCGGAAGCTGCCTTGCGGTTGCGGTCGCCGAGTTCGATTCGACCACAGATAACACGGCGATGGCTGACAACATCGGCAGTACGACGGGATGGACAAAGGTCGCCCGCGCTGTGAATGGATCGGTGTCGTTAGTATTCTGGTATAAAGCTAATATCGGCTCCGGAGTCACTACAGTCACTCTGACACGATCCACAGGGGCGTCTTACTACAATGCTCACGTCTTTGAGATTACGGGTGCCAACACGTCGACCCCATTCACCACGGGTGAGAATTCATCCGCTACAGGAGCAAGCTCCAGTGCAAACACAGGAACCGTAACGACTGCCACGGCCAACAGCGTTTTGATCGCGCTGACCACGACGGATGGTGGTGGGAATCCAGAGTCATCCACATTGAACGCTGCGGGCACTTCTGGAGGCACTTGGGCTCACTTTAATACTGCGGCTAAAGAGGACAACGGCTCCTTAAACTTGGTGAGTTCCGCGCCATCACTTTCAGTTACGTCAACCGCTGCACGGATTCATTATTGGACATTCTCAGGTAGCCGAACGTGGGTCGCAGGAATGATAGCAATACACTAATAAAACTATGACAATCGAAGCACTACTCGCCGCAATGGACCGTAACAACATTCAAGAGGCCGATCTTGATGTGTTTTTTGGGTCAATTGCCAGTAACAACCGCATTGCACAACTCCGGCAAAAGCAACAGGCCATTGAGGAGGAAATGAAGAAAAACAACGAACCCTTGCGCAATGACCTACAGTCTATTGATGTGTTAATCAAAGACGAAGAGCTGAAATTGCGCGCGCTGGCCACGGGCGTTCCAATCGGAAAATAACATGAGATACATCGTACTATTCTTCGCAATGATGCTGCCCGGCTTGGGCGCATCAATAAAGTTCCTCTGGGACCCCGCTGACGGCGCTGCTACATACATCTTGGTTGCTAGTACAAACGGCGGTTCATGGTCGATTACGACCACCAATACAACACACACATTGACTGGTTTGGTACCGGGCGTCGAGTATACGTTTCAAGTGTTCGGCGTGAATGACTTCGGCATTGGGCCGGGCTCTGACACGTTGGTTCTGGTGCCCAGCGACCCAATTGTGATAACGCCCACACTCGATCCGCCAGCCTCAGTAGAATTTGCCGGACTGTTGCTCGGCGTCAACAGCCAGTGGGCCCTGCAACTAAAGTGGAAACCAGTAACCAATTCGGTCAAGTATCAAGTAGAGGTTAGGGATGTTGTGGGCACAGCCCTCTTTACTACGGAAACCCCCGCAAACAGTGTGCAAGTACAGAAATTGCGCTTCAATGAAACCAACACTGTACATGTGTTCTCTGTAGACAGCTCGGGGATTCGATCGGTCGACAGTGCGCGGATTCCTGTATATATTCGTCGTGACATTGAAACTAATGCACTCAACTTCACAGGCACAATAGGTGTGAAATGACTAACATGAACGAAATCATCAACACCGCCGACGTGCTTGCCGGCAAATCCCCGTGGGCGTGGGTGCTCACCAGCTTTGTGGGATGGATTGTGGCTACCAGCTTCATGGTGCGCTACATGATTACCAAACGTGACGAGACGGCCGATCGGCTTTTGACCTCGGAGCGGGACAAAGTGGATTTGCTCATGAAGGTGCAGCAAGAGAAGGAAGCCATTCATAAAGAGTATCATATGCACAATGAACAGTTGGTGCGTGACATGATTACCGTTCAACACGAAATGGTGACCGCCCTCAACAAGTTAACCGACGAGGTCAAGCGGAAATGATGGCACGCAATTTGCTAATACTCCCGCGTATCGGAAGTTGAGTTGAGGATTAGTTGGGTCTATTCGCACCCGCCCTGTGCCTGAAAAGGTACAGGGCGGTTTTATTTTATGGGCTTCGCACCAGTAACTCCATTGCCGCGGGCAGGCAGGGCACCGGTAAACCGGTACCAAACGGCTTATGACACCATCACCTTGCCAGAGGTTGTCGTTACGACAACGGGTCCTGTTGTGGCTGAATTTACTGTGGACGCTGGTTATTACGCGGTTAAAGCGGTTACGCCTACCGTTGGCCTCGCCGTCCGCTATAACGGTGTGCGCTACAACTTTGGCGGAACCCCCGAACCTGACCCCTATGCTGTATCATATTCGGGGCAAACTCTCGGTCCCGAAGCGGTCTTTGAGTACTGGAACACCGTCAGCTCTACGATACCAGCTATTGCAGTCACGATTTCCACGCGAACCGGTAATAACCAAACGGCCGAGGCCGAGTTGACGGTTCGTAAGGGCTTTCCACTTTCATTCCCTATCGCAAATGGCTAATTACCCATATAATGTACCACCTGCCGTCGGCTCGACCATTGGGTCGCCCGCGGAGCTTGAAGAACTGGTGTCCAAGGCTATGCCGGGCACCAACATCTCGTACAACTGGTACAGCAACACGGCGCCCGACAAGACTACGTACCCCGAAATGGCGCGCATGGTCTGGATCGACACGTCTGGGGCCAAGCCCGTCAAGCGGACCTACAACGTAGGTACGTCGTCGTGGGAAGCGGAGCTGCCAGCCGCGGGCAGTATCACCAACGACATGCTCGCCGGCGGTATTACCACCGACAAGCTCGCCCTGACGGGCGGCAGCGCCGGTTACGTATACCGGATCAACACAGCGGGCACCGCGGTGGTGTTCGACAGCCCAGTCAACCTGTTTTCGGCTGCGGGCTTTCGGATGCCGGTTACGGCCATCTCACTGCCGGGCTCTGCCGGGGTTTGGGTGGCGTACTCCGACGGAACTGCTACAGCATGGGCTTCGTTGGCCACCTTGGTCGGCGCGCTCACGATCAACCTTGGCCAAATCAATACGGCCACCGCCGCTGAGGGCCAAGCACTAAGCTATGTGGGTGGTGCCTTGGGTTACAACTATGTCGAAGCCCTTCAGCGCGACAACGAAACTCTTGTGACCAAACTGAAGGCTACGGGCGCTGACCTATTTTTCATGACCAATGCGGCCGGAACCGCTTCGGAGCTGAGAGATGCGGCTGCGGTTGCGGCCTTGGTCAAATCTTCGGTGATCAAGACTTTCACAAGCGGCGGATCGGACACCTTGCCGGCCAAAGGAGGTTTGTTAACTGTTGCCCATACGTTGACGGTAAAGCCTACGTTGATCCAAATTCGCTTAGTATGCTCTACGGCGGACGCCGGCTATGCCGTTGGTGACGATCCGCTGCTTGACTCGTTTTCGCTGACGGACGGTGCGGCTGATGATCGCAACGCCATCTTCTCGATCTACAGTGATGCATCAAGCATCTACTTGAGGCGTGATGACAATGCCTCGTTAAGCATTACGGTACCGGCCAAAGCGTCGGGTACTGCCACCACGATCACCGAAGCTAGCTGGCGCGTCAAGGTTACGGCAATCTACTTCCCATGAACCTCCAAGCCCTAATTGAACGGTTGGCCCGCGAGACCGGCCTCAAGGCGGTCAACGACAAGCAAACGTTGACGGATCTGATCAACGACGCCGGCCGTGAGCTGTACGAGCAAACGGACTTGCCTCGTACGCTGCTTGAGCAGACCATTCAGATTGGCACTGAAGAGACCACGCAGCGCGTTGTTCTGCCTGAGTATATGTTTGAGGTGCGGGGCATTCGCGACTACAACCGCCGCGTGGTTCTCCATGACCAACGCCCCCGCTACCACAATTACCCGTGGCCCGCCCAAGACCTTTACACGTTTCGGCTGTGCGAGGATGTGGCCACGCGGTATTCGTGGGACAACGCCATCGCCATCACGGTCGACCCATTTGACGAAGCGGATTTGACCATCACGATCACCGGGTCGACGGACGAAGCGGCGACCTATACTGCCACCATCGACGCTGATGGGGTTTCGCCAGTTATTGACTGGACCAACATCTTTGCGATCACCAAGAACAAGATTACTGCCACCGACATCATCTTTCGCAACCCGGATGGCGATGAGGTTTCGCGCATTATGAACTATGCGGACTCCGCGCGGTACATTCAATTGGAGTTGGTTGAGCGCCCGCAGAGCGCTTCGATGGTGACCACGGCCCAGCCCGGCCGGTTGCTGGATGTGCTGTACAAGCCGCACTATCGCCCGTTGACCCAGTTCACCGATTCGTACCAGGTGCAGGGCTACGACTACGCGCTGATCCACAAAGCCCTTGAGATTTTCCGCATTCGGGGCATCAACGAGGCCAACGTTGACAACCAGATCAAAGCAGCTCAGGTGGCGGGCGGTCGCGCAAACGACCTGCTCAAGAACACGCTGAAGTCCCGCACCCAAGATCAGGACATCGTGGTGCAGTTCGGTGATCCGAAGGGCGACCTCAGCAAACTGCGCGGGCTGCGCCGCTTCAAATACGGCCGAGGCAATTACTAATATGATTGTCAATCAAAGCACATTTCTTGGTGGACTTTCGGGTCAATTCAACGAGCTTCGAGTTGACCCCTCGACCTACCAGCTTCTGGTGAACGGTCGGGTCCGAGATAACTCGGTCGAAGCCGTGTTCTCGCCGCTACAGGATACTAACGTCCCGGAAGGGTTGTACCAGAATCTGACAGCCATCGGATCGGTCTTAATCGTTTTTGTGTCTGGCAACGCCTACTACAAGGATGTTGCGTCCGGCGAGACGGGTTGGCGACGGGCTGCGGGTGTTTCGTTGGACCCCACTGTGGATACCATCGACACCACGGACATTCCGTCGTCAACCTTGAATTTCAAGCGGACAGGGCCCATCGACAATGTGCAGTTTGCCAACAGCTCCGCGCGGGCTACTGCCGAGGGCGTGCTGGCCACTGATGGTGTGACCCAATCGGTTTTGCTGTATCCGCTTTTGGGCGGCGACATCGAGGGCCGCTTGACGTTCAACTATTCGCAGTGGGTTGACACCGAAGACGGCATGCAACGCGAGTATGTGCCGATCGGCCGCTTTCCGCGCTACGTGGGCAGTAAATGCTACATGGCCATCAAGGGCGCAGCGGGCAAACTTAATCGCGTGGGGCACTCGGTGACCGGGCGGCCGCTGGATTTTGTGGTGGCCATCGACAACACGACGGGCGACAAGGCGGGCGATGCCCTGACGACGGCCCACGCGGTGGGCTATGATGAAATCACAGGGATTTTTGCGTCGGGCTCGGACGATTCGATCGTGGTGACCACGGGCCGCAACACGGTGGGCTTTGGGTGACAAGCAAGCCCGCGAACTCAATGTTTGCTGGGCGCTCTAGTGCTGGAACTACAACAATCGGATCACTTGGTGTTAGCTGCAAGCTAACCGAGCCTGGACCAACACCAAACTCATTTACACCAAAAACCTGAAACGTATGTTCCACACCAACCACCAAATCCGTCATGCTATAGGCTGTATTGGTTGTTGTCACTGACCATGACGTTCCATTGGTTGTTGCAGTTAGTATGTAATATGTTGACGTAGGCTCTCTATCCCACTCAAAGCTGACGGTAGCCCCAAAGCCGTTAATCAACAATAGGCTGTAGAGTAATAATATGCGCATAGTATAAAAGATGGCCGCTGCGACGGCCATCGATGTGTTATTTCTCAGGTGAGAGCTTGAGCTTGAGGGCATCAAGCTCGTTCTTGATGTCGGTTTCCCGATTTCGAAGCTCAAGCGTTGCGTCATTGATCACCGCTTTCTTTTTGCGTTCAATGTTCTCAAGCTCCTGCTCAAGCTTCTTGATCGCCGTCACATCAGGAGTTCCGCGAAGGAAGTCCTCGAATGTTTCAGGTGTGTGTCCAGCCCGCGTTGCGGCTGCCGCCATTTCATCAGCTGTCATAGGTTTAACTTATTTACGGACATTTAGTGAATAGCAATCATTGCGGAACTCCACGACCGAGACCCAGAAAACGTCCAATAGTGAATTTTGGCACCAGTAGTCGCCGTTGATGCTGTTGGATTGGACGAAACAAGGTTAACTGCCCCGTTATCTTCTTTAGCGGCTGCTCCAAAATGTGACCACGTTCCGCCGCTAGTACCGGCGGCATTTAAGGTCAATGTTGCCGGGTTTCCGCCCTCATCATATGGCGATGTTATAGCAATCAGAATAGAATTTGCGGTTGCAGTTGTAACAGTACCAGAATTTGCGGATGAGCCCGATCCTGTTGCCGTTGACGATTCACCGGTTGTAAACGGTGAAGATGTTGACGCGCCCGTGATCTCGTGTACATGGCAATTATAATAAGAGGCACCAGTGGATCGTGTAAGTGTAATTGTAGTAATTCCGGCAGGGATGTTCTTCTTGTACCACAGGACAACAGAACCGTCGCCGTTCACAGCTCGAATAACTTTTGTCCAGCCTGTCGCCCCGTCTATGTTGTCCGATATTGCTGTATTATCAGCCGTTGACTGATATTCAGCAATTCCGGCCGTGAGGCAACTACCAGCAGTCGGCGAAACCGTTACATTTAAACTACTTCCGCCATTTCCAACATTCTTCCAAACATTGGCCAATGTTGGGCTCCCACTACCGGCCGGCGTCTGCTGTGCAATTAAAAGTTGTTGTCCCGGACCAGCTACCGCGACTTGCAGCAGCAGCCACAATGTAAATAAGAATCGTGTAATCATATGCCGTTCCCCGAAATAACCCATTCAGTTGTTGTTACTTTCATGATTGTGGCTAACGCGTATTGCGGAAGCGTCACTGAACCAGTAGTGCCCGTACCCGCTTTACGCAATGTGTCCGTAGTGATCGCAATTGTGCAACTATTCGCGGACGCATTGTAAAACGTGATCGTCGTTCCAATAGCGAACGCAACAGTGCCGTTAGCCGGAATGGTGAACGTCCGGCTGTTGGCGTCGGTCGACGGATGGAATATATGCTTGCCCGAATCCGCGAGGACGAGCGTGTACGCCGCGCTTTGGCTGTTCTGCGGGACATTCCGGAATCCGATATCTGCGGAAATGTCAGGCAGCGTGTATGTGGTACTGTCCGTGCCGGCCAGCGTGACTGTGTTGTTGACCGTTAACGTTTTGCCGTTCGCAATCGTCAATGTGGCGCTGGACGCCGGCGCAGTGATCGCCACCTTGTTAACCGAGGTCGCAGTAGCCACACCAATGTTCGGCGTAGTCAACGTCGGGCTGGCACCAAACGATGTAAGCGACGAGCTGGTGATACCGGACGCGAGGCTGGAACCCGTCAGAGCACTGCCCGCCACGGTCGGTGTAGCCCACTGCGGGCTTGCGCCCGTGCCCTGTGTTTGCAAGAACTGCCCAGACGTTCCAGGAGCCAGGCGGGACCAACTCGAAGCGCCGCGGTACAACACATCACCAAATGCAGGCGTAGTCCCAGAAGTCCAGTCAAGAGCGTCACTAACTGTAATTTCTTCTGGAGCCCCAATGCCGTTCGCAGTCTTGCGTCCGAGCATTCGGGTATGGTTCATGTCCTGGATTTTGTCATAAGTGACAGCACTTAGGTCGATATTCCAGGCAGTACCGGAGCCCGACACCGTAATGTCACCATAATCACTATCCGCCACCGTGGCCCCGGACGCCGTAAGCGTGGTTCCGGACATTGTGAGGCCGGCGCCGATCGTGATTTCTTGGGGCGAGCCAGCTCCAGCGGCCGATCCGCGACCCAGGAGTTTAGAGGCCGCAGACACGTTCTGCATCTTCGAGTACGTGACCGCGCCCGAAGAGATTGTGGTTGCGAACGAGCCGGTGCCCGACCCAGTAACATCACTTGTAAGGGTGATGGTTTGGTCGCCAGTGTTGGACCCACTAACCGTAGTCGTGCCCGTAACCGCAATCGAGGGCGTGGACGATCCTGATATCGTGACCCCGTTGTATTTACCCGCGGTAATATCGCCCGTAGTGTCAGCAACCGTGGCCGCGGAATTTTGAATCAGCTTGCCCGTAGTAAGGTCGAATCGGGCAATGGCGTTGTCAGTCGCGGACGCGGGACCAACAACATCGCCAGAACCTCCACCACCGCCCGAAGCTGACAGTGTCGTGCCCGTCATCGTGAGGCCGGAACCGATTGTGATTTCCTGCGGAGAGCCGGAACCGCTGTCGCCGCGCCCGAGTAATTTAGATGCAGCGGAGACGTTTTGGATTTTGGAATAGGTGACCGTGGTTGGATCGATGGTCCAAACAGTGCCGGAACTTGTAACTGTTATATCGCCTTTATCACCGTCTGTAACACCACCCGATCCAGCAGCACCATAAGCAACCCAACCAGTATTTCCCGATCCAGTCTCCTTTACATAAAAGGAAGCTCCAGAAGATCCATCAGTGCGTCGATATGTTGAACCAACCGGAGCCGTAAAAACTCCCTCAGGACTACCAGACCCCGACTTATCAATAGGTCCACTCGTAGATGCATACCGCACCCCAAAGCGTGGAATGAGTTCACCGTTTGACTCGACAGACGCTGCCAATGTACCTGTAGTATCTGTACGAGCTCCGGTGATAAGTTGGATCTGTGTGAAAGGCCTTGTCGCACTATCTCCACCACCAAGCGTCAGCGTGTTCGCACTCGTCGTGCTCAGTCCGGACATCAAAAGCATCGCCGGCTCTGAGTTTGTAAACCCAGGCATAATATAACGAACTGCTTTATTAATCAAATCAGTTCGAGCAGCGCCGGTGGTCCAATCTCCGCCCATTTTATACCAAAGGCCAATCGAATCTAAAGCCGTACCTGTGGTTCCATTAATTGTAGTTTTACCATTTCCAACAACTAGGGCGCCGGCACCTGTCATGGTAATAGATGCAGGTGTTGTAAGACTAGATGACGTTGCCGTCAGCGCATCTGTTCCGTTTACAGTCAAAACATAATTATTAGCACCAGATGAACTTACATAAGGCCCTGACACGGAATTCAAACGGCTCTTCCCTACGACAACAAAATCACCATTCGCCTCGAATGACCCCCGCTGCGTACCAGTGGCTGTTCCAGTTGTTGTTGCCGTATAAAACCGAATGTCGGTTGCAGCTTGCGCTGCGCTGTCTGATCCACCAATGAATACATAATTCCTTGAAGATTGTGAAGATGCTCCAATTGTAAACATTGGACTGGCCGCGTTCGAGTACGGGAACAAGTAAAACCGAAAATCTTTTGTCGTATTATCAGTGATGGTTTTACCCGTTGATTGATCTGCACCCCAATAGCTCAGCATCATCTTTCGCTGCATGCTACTATTCAATGCAGTTTCAACTTCGTTCCCGTCAACATGCTTCGTCACCTTCCGATTGGTCTGGTGATAGGCATTGATCACGGGAAACCATGTTGTTGTAGCAGCGGAATATAATGATCCACCTGTTATACCCTCAGTGTTAAACAACTGATCGATGACAAAATTGTTGTCGTTCGTGTTGTTTATCAATGAATCAAAGTACCTCGATGTACCAAACGGAAGTACGGACATCGACCCGAAATAAGCGGTTACGTTCTGCCCAAAACAGTGGATGGCGTACGACGGGCTTGTAATCGTTGGAACTTTCGATGCCTCATTCCCGTTACGAATCATCACTGTATTCCACTCCGTCTGTGGTCGGCGTGCCACGCCAAAGCCCTCCCCAAAAACGATAGCATGTACTGTTGGATTATCGAACAGTATCTGATCAACCCGCGTCTCCAAACACTCTTCTACATACGCACCATTCACGGTATGATCAACAGTAACCTGATCATAATTCCCGGAACTATCAAGCCCGTATATCCCCCAATGCGTGCGCTGGAAAACATCGT